TATAGGGTGCAAAAATGCTTGTAAGCTACTCATAAAATTAATTCCTTCCTAATTTGAAGGGGCTAATTAAAGCCCCATGATTTAATTACCGATAATTTGACGGCAAATCAAAAGTAGATAAAGCCGCGTAATCGTCATACGTGAAATCGGTATCAAACGTGATCGGATCATCGCTCGAATCGTCGAGGTGAGCAAGAGGAAACTTTTTCGGAAGTACATTGTATAAAACAACTTCCTGTTTTCCAATTGTAGATTGTGCGTCTTCGTTCTTTACTTGCAGAGTAAACCCAGTAAAAGAGCCATTACTTTTATAAGCGATTGCTGCTTTTAGCATATCAGAATTCATAAAGTAGCATGTCATGCTGCCGGTGCCCTCTGCACCGGTAATTTTGTGCTGCTTGAAACGATGTCCCAAGAGCTGCTTGTCTTGAATCGTCAACTCAACATCGGCTTCAAGCTTTGAAATTTCAAACATTTGACGGTTTTGTCCATCAATGGTGATATAAGCAGTACCCTCTTTTGCCGATATGGTATCACTAAGCTTTGTATAAGTATCAGCCATTTATGTATCCCTCCCCTTATGACAGATTAACTGTCATATACAATTTTTCCATGCTGTCCACGGGCTGAACTGCAACGGTAGCGACAACCGCGTCGGTATCTTCTCCGGCTGAAATCACAACATCATCAGCGACAAAGTTTTGAATTGCCGCCATGTTCTGTATGGTGTTGAAATATTCAATCAGCATCGCGCGGAATCGTGACCGTCCGTCAACAGTATTACTAATTTTCCCGTTAAAATTGCTTTCCCAAACGGTTGAAATATCGCCATCAATTCCGTCCAAAACACGCATAACGCGGTTCTTTCGGAACATCTTGCCTTTTGTCGCGGTGTAGGTTGTGAGAGAGTTTATATCATCCACAACGGTTACATTCTGCGCTGTGTCGACCTTAAAAATAAACTTACCAGCCGTGACCGCTGTTTCCATCTGTGAACGTGTCATTCTAGGTGAAACGTCAATTGCGCCGATATACTGTGCACCGGTGTTGCTCTGATTTACCGCCGCTCCTGCCGTCGCTCCTGCCACCCATGCGGTTGTTTGTGCATTGGAGAGTACTGTACTGTCTGACAAAATAACGCCTTGTGCGACGTTTATAATGCCCTCAGAGTTCCCCACCATATCAGCCATAACAGCCTGTATTTTAACACCCTCGTCATTGCGCATAATTCCAACCCATGTTGCAATTGCTGCCTGATTGGCACTATATGTCTCTGCGTCGTAGGGATAGCATAGGGTGTCAAAGTGTACAGTTTTTAGTGCTATTAGCGCTGCTGTAATCACCGCTGACGTATGTTCCGTGCCGAGGTTATAAACGATAACAGTTTTGGCATTTTTTAGTGCTTCACCCGTGAGAAACTTGTCTTCTGACGTTGCCGCGCTAGGCCACTCACTAACGTCTGTGGCTGTGATGGTATACATATCCCCAACCGTCCCAGTGCTCATTTCTTGTAGCAAAGCCACAGTGCCACGGCTGCCGGTTGCGATTGATAACGGCGCGTTTGTTTGAAAATTGATATACGCACCTGGAAGGACCTTGGTTTGGTCTGTCCATGTTCCCGCCATAATATCACTCCTTTAAACTTGAATTTGTATCTAATGATTGCATTGGTATTTCCGGTATTGTAAGTCGTTCTGAATACTTCACATCAAGCGTGATATGAAGTACATTGTCCGTGATTTTCGCGTCTTTATTAAGAATGCGGAACCCACTGCATAAATCTAATCCGCGCATAAGTGTTTCCTGCACTGATAGACAATCAGCTTCAATATTTGCCGCGTCAAGGGCAGAAAAAAACGCCACATCAAATGACGTGACGCCCTTATAGGTATCCGCAAGCTGTTTGCTGTAGGCATGTTCAAAAACCCTTACCCGAAAAGACGGGGTTTTAAATTTCTGTGGCACATAATTATTATAGAGAGTATAAGCAGGATATAGCGTAGATAATGCATTGTCGATTGCTTTTTGGATATCACTTATCATGTTTTTGCTGTATCCTCCTTACCTCTGCTTCAAATTCGCGTGACATTGCGGCATCAACCACATGTACGGCATGTTCAAGCATAAATTTGCCCTCTACGAATCCGGTTGTTTCACCGGAACTGTTTACTATGCGGTGACCGTTATTTACGTATGGGGCATAGTCAATAGGATTTTCAAGGGCTTTTTCAATTCCGCCTCCGATTTTATGTGCAATAGGAGAATGCCAGTTTTTGCGCATCGTGCCAGTGTCTACAGGCGTATTTTTCTTAACGTCTTTTAATCCGGTATTCACCGCCGCTGTAAGCACTTTTTTATCAATCTGAGAAATATCCCCACACATAGCCTTTAACTCGTCACGGAATTTATTAGCCGCCGCTGTGTTTTCACTTTGATTACTCATGCTTTTTCATTCCTCTTGACGGTAAATTCTTGATGCGTGGTGTATGGGAATCCCTCACCCACCGTCAACTCAACCGTTTTGCCATTACGCTGAGTGACAATAACCACATCGCCCTCCTGCACATCGCTGTCAATACTACAAAACAAGGTGTACTTATTAATCAGCGTCGGCGCATCGTCTGTGCCTGTGGTGGTTAGAGTACCTTTGCTGTAATGGCACTTTACATCGATATAAATAACCGTGAGTTCAGAAGATGTAACGCCATCTGTAATGACATCAGTCCAACGTTTAACCGTCATGGTGTCATGCCATAAGCGTTCTAACGGGTTCATTTCATCACCTCAAAACAATCTGCGAAAACGGTTCAACGTCTGTGAGTAGTCGATTATAGGCGCTGTGGCAGTATTTTTATTTGTGCTGTAATTAATCTGCGTGTCACCCTCTTTGACCGACGTAACCGTGCCTGTGGACTGTTCAAACACGCCGCCGGTCATGATTGCATAAGAAATTTCCACCCACGAATAAAATAGACCGTCGGGAAAATTTACGATATTCAAGGGCAGATTGCAGTACGATAAAATACTGTCTTTTGCTTGATTTATAAACGATGTATATTTTGCTGTGTCAGCGGTTGAGGGCGTACCGGTGTAATAACCGCGCGCGCCCCATTCCGTTAATACATCTGTGGCTGTTTTAGCCATATTAGCCCACCAACTTTACCGCCAGTGTCGGGTCAAGAGTTTTGATACCGTAAATAAGGTCAAGCGATACAGTATCGGTCTTTGTGGTCTGATTGTAACCGTACACAACGCGGATTGTCATGCCGTTATAACTCTGCACCGCCGACTGAGCCGCGCCCATAGGCAAGGCAAGCGGACGGGTTACAAGAGCGATTGCATTGTGATGAAATGCGAGAGAGTGAGTTTTGTTGACAAGATAAACCGTCGCTGTGGTGTATGCTTTGACAAGTGGCATATCAATAGTCACACTTGCAACTGCACCGGCTGTCGCGGACGCGTCAGCGGTAAAGCGGTACATATGGCCATCAAGAATAAAACCGTCGCCAGTCTTTACGGTTGCGGTTGTTGATGTTACAGAAGCAAGAGCAACGGTTGTTGCGTCCTTTGCGCCGGTTACTGTGTATCCGGTTGCTGTGCCTGCGGTTGCTGCGAGTGTGTCGGGCGCGTTCTGATCCATATAAGTGTCAAAGCCGTAAATATTGCCGAGTTCCGAATTGCGCAGCGTGTCACCGGTACCGGCATATGACACTTTAGACAGGTTATCCGTCAATGCATAGCTGTATTTGTGCTTCGGATTGAAAACAAGATGCCGCATGTCTGTAGGCACTTTGGCAATATCAAGAGTTTTTGCCATGTTTGCAATATCTGCAAGCGACGTCGGGTTTGACGTTGCCGTGACACTCTGCGAAATATTAGCAACCTCGTTAAAAATATCCTCGTCCAAGCCTTGCGCTACTGCGCGCATAGCCGGAGCGATAAACTGTTGCGAAAAGTTGTTAATGTCAAGTGTCATTTCCTTTGGCGCGACGCTGAAAGAAATATCCTTGAATCTATCCATTACGACCGGTACGCTGGATTCTGTTGCGTCCTGATTAATAATAGAGCCTGTAAAGTTCTGCGCACGGAATGTCGCGGGTTTGCGAATTGAAATAGTATCACCCACATTGACAAACTCGCTTGAATAGTCCTTGTGGACGAGCTGAGACATAACCATTGTGTTTTCAAGCACAAGAAGTGCCTCATTTGCGATAATCTGCGGGGTTAATAGTGTGTTTCCCATAAAATGTTACCTCCAATTATTTTTTGTTTCGTGCCTCTTTGTAGGCATTCATATCGGTTGTGTTGAGTTCCGGCTTTACAGGCGGATTGCCGCCTCCGGGCGCGGGTGGATTTGCAGGTTTGTCCTCACCGAATAAATAAGCATTGTCTTTTTGCAACGCCGCAAGCTGTTCATTTAGTCCGAGAACATTCTCTCCGTCAAGGCTGATTTTGCTTTCATCAAGCAATGCACGGGCGGCTTTGGTGTTCTTCGCTCTTGCACCCATAAGAGCCGTTTCAATCTTGCTGTTGAGCTGAACTTTTTTAAGGTTGGTGTCGTACTCGGTTTTGGCGGTTTTGTTTTGCTCCTGCAATTCTGCGATCTGTTTTTGCAGTGCTTCGCTGTCGCCAGACGACTTTTTCAACGTTTCGAGTTGTTTGTCACGGTCTTTTATCTGCACGTCAAGCGTTTTCTTCGCCTCGTTTGCAGCATTAAAGTCCGTGCGGGATACAAAGTTTTTGCCGATTTCTGCTGATATTTTGCTGTCAATATCCTCTGTGTACGCGTCACCGAGGATAGTTTTTAAAAATTCAAGCATATAATTACTCCTTGTGGATGTCCTTTTTATCGGGCCAGTCCCCGCATTTCCACACGCATATTATTTTCCGTGCGTCCGGTTAAAATTGTATTAAAAAGCGTTTTTATACGCTGATTAATTAAACTTCCGCCCATTCGGAACTAACTGTAAATCCGGCTTTCTTGCCCGATATATTTGTCATAATCGCCATCAATGTAGTGCCGGGCGGGATAATGCGGAAACTGTTTGCATTTTTCTTGTTGTCATACAGTGCAGAACTGACGGTCTTTAACAATTTGTTTGTTGCCGTGTCCGTCCATGTGACAGCTTTGCTCTGCGCGGCGGCTATACCTGTGAAGTACCACAAGCCCATGTTAGACACGTTTGAGTAGTTGCCGTTAAGATTTAAAGTAGGCATTTTAAATGCGTCATATGTGCCCGTGGTGTAGTCGTTGAGGTTTATCGTAGTTGCGCCGCCGTCGAGAGAGAATAAACCATCCTTGACAACTGAAATTTGCAAGGCTTGAAGTACGCCGACGCCCACACTGCCTGCGGTTGCGTCAGCCGATTCAAATTCAAGTGGACGAATCCATAGATTTTTAGTATCACTCATGTTTTTGAGAATGTAATAATACGACGTTCCGGCCGTAATGCCTGTGTAGTCAGAAAATTCCACAGTAAACGCGTTCCCATCTTCTACAGCGGCGCGGTAACTGTCCATAGTAATGAATGCGCTTTTGTCTGATTTTATAGGCTGTATTGCGTTGGCAATGTTACTTACTGAACCATCAGACTTTCTAAAATCGCCCGGTTGTCTGTCCATGTCATTTTCCTTTCTTATGATTGATTTTAACGGCTTTGCCCTTGACTTTCAGCGGCGTATTTCCGGGACTTGCCTCTGCGACGGATTTACCCGGCTGCGTTTTGCTCGGTATGCTGTGTGCGGCCTTAATCCAGTTGTTTTTAGCCGCTGTGGATTTAAAATTTAGTGCTTTCTTTGCCAATTTAAACGCCCCTTTCTTTCGCCCATTCATCGTACGTTTGATTTTTAACGCTTATTGTATTCCCGTTATCGTCCCGCGCCGCTCGTGTGTCTGTGAGGTCAGCCAAATCCGGTATGTATGCGCCAGTGGTACAGCGACAATTTACGTGAAATGACGGGTGATTTACGCCCTCAACAGCTTTATCCGTTGGAAAATGTTTGCCGTCCATATCGCTACATTCGGCGCATGTACGCCTGTCGAGAGCGGCGATAATCTCATATTGGTCT